GAAAACCACGGCCTCAAACCAGCGCTGAGGCACCTCCAGCTCGCCGTAGAGGTCGCCCACGTCCATGATCTGGCGCGAGTACCACACGGTCATCTGCACAAACGGGTCAGAAGGCACCGGCCAGAGGTAAATCTCCGACTGCGGGATCGTTCTGTTGAACCAGTACTGAAAAGGCTGGTTCGCCGTGAAGTTTTTGTTCGGCAGGTTGGTGTAATCGTCGCGGTTGAGCCGCGCCATGGTGATTTCGGTCGAGTTGTTGCCGAAATACAGCTCGCGCAGGCTCAAAGTGTTGCCGCCGGTCTCGCGGATGCGGTAAAACTGGACCGTTTGACCGGCCTCAATGTCGTACCACAGCCATTCGCCGTTCACCCAAACGGTTTCGCCGGGGTCGAGGAGCGTTTGCCAAGTGATTCCATCGGCGGAGTACTCAAATACTGCGTTGAAAGTGCCAGAAACGTCCGGCAATACCCCGATGGAACCCACATAGACCGGGTTGTCGGTGCCGTAGTCGACTGAAATGTTGCCGTCGGGCGCTGTTTGCGTGCAGGCTGTGTCAATGTTGCTGTCAAATGCGTTGCCCACAATGCCACCGGCGCTCGATGCGTACCCACCGGTGCTGTTTGGGGTGGGGCGGTTCATGCGCCGATACAGCGCCTGAAGCACATCGTTGCCGCCGATGGGTAGTTTGTAGACGTAATTGTTGGCTTGGAGCCCGTAAACCTTCTTGTCAATGGCCCAGTACTGGATGCCAATGTTGATCAGGTTCGAGAGCAAGAAAAACAGGGATTCGCGGGCGCTCAGGACTTGCTCGGACGTCAGTTCTTCAGCCAACTTGCCGCAGCGCCTTGCGCCGTGGTCAATTAGCGTCTGGACCTGAATAACGGTCGTCCCTACAGTTCCTGAATAAGCCATCGCGTCCTCACCATCCCGGGCAATTCCAGCGCTTCATCGAGGCCCTTGCACGGCTTCCCTTGTCGCTTTTTTCAGCAACTGGACCCATGCGAGCGCAAAATGAATCGCGTCGTGAGCCACCTTCAGGCTGGGGCGCTTTTAGGTGGGACCCTGTTTCTCGATTGTACTTTGCACGACCCTTTTCAGTGAGCCCCGCGCCCTTGTCAACAGGCAATTTTTCGCCACGGCCAACAGCCAAGCTGGGACCGCCGTTTTTCATCTTTACGGTTTTGGCGGCTTCACGAAAAGCTTCAGCCGTTGGAGCGCCTTTGCTGCCCGGCTTGCGCATGTGCTCGCCAGAGCCTTCAGCGATGCGCTCACGCTTTGCATGGATATTGGCATAGAGGCCCCCTTCTTTGAACTTTTTGCCCTCGTCGGCCTTGGCAAACTCTTTGCCGACCTTTTGAGGGATGCCCACCTTCTTTGCAAAAGCAGGGTTGTGCGCCACTGCCTCCATCAGCCTGTGTTGGGAAGGTGATTTGCTAGGCATTAGGACACCTGATTGACGGTCAAAATCATTGCCGGGGCGGCTGGATACAACGGGCTGGCGCTTGGCGGATAAGTCACGATAGAACCATGACCATCCACAGACAACCACTTCATGGTTACCTTGTCGCCAGCGTTCAGCGACAAGAATACGTTTGCCGCCATCAGTGCAGATGCCGGGGTCGTTGCGTTCTCACGCGAGGCAATCGTCACCCAACTCGCCGAGTTCGACACATTGGTGCCGTTGATGGCAAACCAAATTGTCAACAGGCTTTGACCAGTCGCAGAGTTGTTCAACTGACCGCTGAATGCAAAGTTGTACTTGCCTGCAATCGCAACGGTAACCTCGCTCGTTGAGGTATTCAGCGTCACACCATTGCTCAGGTCTTGCGTGTTCAACTGCAACAAGGTCGGCGTATTTGCCGTTGCCACTTGAGCGCCGTTGACATACGCACCAGAGAGATGAGATACGTTTGAAGACCCCGCCGCACCGCGAGTGCAACCCGTGAACGACGTTGCAGTAATGCCGGTGTAGGTAATCAACTCAGCGCCGATGATGATTGCGCCAGTTGACGAAAAACCGCTCGTCGTCACCACAGGAATCGTGGTCTCGGTATTCGTGATGTTGGCACTCAGCGTGGTGCTGAAGTCGTAGAAGAACGAACCGTACTGCGTGTTGATGTCAGAAGGCGCAAGAGCCTTCCAAATCGGGGCGGCAGAGGCAGAACCCGTCCCAGTCTGCGTCAGGAACTTCTGCGTAGTAGTCGTGTTACCAGCCAGCTTTGCCAGCGTGTTCGTGGCCGACGCATACAGCGTATCACCAAGGGTATACGAAGTGATGTTCGTGCCACCTTGAGTCGTCGTGACAGGATGGATGTTCAGGATTTGGGCCACATAGTTTGTGGTCGTAACCTGCTTATTGACACCAGATTGAACAATCGGTGTGATTTCGGTTCCATCCAGCGTTGCCGCTGAGGGCATTGCGGATATTTTTTGGTCGGCCATCAGCACACCTCCAAGTAGATTTTGCTACTGTCTTCTTGAAGAACGTAGCCAGAGTTTTCCATCAAGATGAAGCACGTCGCCGGTGGCACTGGCGGCACCAGACAGGAGTAGGTATCAACCACTCCTGCACCGCCAAGATCTTCGCCATAGACGCCAGAACTTGCGTCGGCAACCACCCCCAACGCGCACCCGGGCGTTGTCTGGGCCTGATCAGCAACGCTTGACCAGCCGACGTAAGGCATCAGATCCCCGCTTGAACGAGGCTCATGGTCGCGGTGCCGCCACCAGAGTTCACCAATACCTTGATCCCGGTTACCGGGAAAGCATAGTTGCCGTCTTGGCTCGTCGACTCCGACGCCACCGACGGGTGGTCAAACCAAGTCGTAAACCCCACAGCGGGGTCGTCAAAAGTGTGCTGCACGGTGTAGTTCACGGTGCCAGTCACCACAACACCAAAACCCACATTGAAGGGGCTGATGTTCGTATTCATCACCAGCGCAGAGCTTGAGCCTGTGCCAGTCTTTGCAACGGTTTGTACTTTCATTTCAATCCCTCAAGGAAAGCGAGGGCCGAAGCCCCCGCTTTGTTTCAGCAAGCCGAGCCACCTGCCTTGAGCTTGAGCTTGTTGGCTGGGCCATACTTCTCATTGCTCATTGCTTTGGCTTCACGCATCGCAGTCGCATTTTCGGAATTGAAAACGCTCTGCAATTTACGATCGCCGGGAGCTACTCGACCGCCCTTCTTGTAGGTCCCAGCAAGCTGGGTGATCTCTACAGGTCCGGGCACTCTTTTGTTCCCTTGCGGCATTGCCACGGGACGGCCGTCGTCAACAAGCCCCCCCGTGGCGTAGGCTTTTTTTGCTGCGCCACCTTTCTTGTAGCCGCCTGCGTTGGATTCGGCCACGCCGCCGGTCTTGAAACCGCCAGCATTGCCCATCTTCACGCCGCCAGTGCCAGAAGCGCTGTCGTACTTGCCGCTGTGGACTTCAGTCGTGGCGTAGGTGCCAGAAGACGACTCGGAGGGGATTGCTCCACCCGTGGCCTTCTTCATGACCTTGCCGCCGCGCTTGTAGCCGCCTGCGTTGCCTTCCTTGACGGCACCAGTGGGGCCCTTGGCATGATCTGCAGTTGCGGTGTGCATCTTGGTCTTCGCGTACTCACCAGCATTACCTTCGATGGTAGTTTTGGTTTCAAACGCGTCGATCGCGCCACCGCTCGCATAAGCGCGGCCACCCTTCTTCAGGCCTTTGTGGGCCTTGGAAGCGGGCTTACCCTCGTGCGACTTCAGCTCTTTGCCAAGGCCTTTGATGGCCTTCATTTCGGCTTTGTGCTCGGCCTTGGACTCACCGCCCTCGGCTTTGCCGCCCTTTTTCATCATTGCAGCCGCTGGGCCAACCGGGGCAGCCGGGCCGGGAGCGGCAGGCATACCACGCATGGCTCGACGGCGCATGGCCAAAGAGGGCTTCATAGGTGCAGCGGCACCCGGCATGCCACCACGGGCAGGCATGGCAGGAGGCAAAGCGCCAGCGGGCGCTGCTGCGCCCATCATGCCGCCGTCAGCCTTCTTGACCGAGCCACCCTTCTTGAGCTTCAGCTCTACGCTGGGCTCAGTGGTGTACATCTTCACCATAGGTTTGAATTGACCCATATCGGCCTCCTTACGGTGCAGGTGAACGATACACCACAGTCACGCGCATAGCGCCTGCGGTCGCCGCCGTGCCCGTTTGGGCGTAGGTAGCGGTCACAGGAACCTCGGCCGCGCCAACGTCCGCCCAAGCGCTGTATACGCCCGTAGAGGCGATACTTGCGCGGCCTGCGGAGCCAACCGAGGTCGAAGCCACAAAAGCGGCTGCGGAGCCTGATTTGCCCACAGTGACAGTGTTGGTCGTGGCTGCGTTGAAAGCAGTGGTCACGTCGATGTTGATGTCAACGATCTGAGCATTGGCCGGAATCGTGCCAATCGTCACCGCCGAGCTGTCGGAGTAAGCGACAGTGTTGGTGACGGCAGACAGTACGCCGCCAATGTTCGTTACGATATTTCCCATGTCTTTTCTCCTTGTAGGAGCAGGGGCCGAGGCCCCCGCTGAGGTTTAGACGCCGGGAGTACCGTACATCGCACGCCAGTCAGTGAAACCGACATCGTAACGCTCGGTGGCCTTGTAGCGCATCGAGTCAGTTTCGAAGTCACCTTCCATGGTCTTCTCAAGACGGCGACGCATCAAGAGCTTCATGCCCTCGGGAGCGTCGGTCTGGACCCACCATGCCGTGGCGCTGGTCAGACGCGACAGAACAGCGGCACCCTCGTCCAGCAAGCCGATCGACTTGATGGGGTTGATGTCGTTGTTGGCGTTGCCAGAACGCAGCACAGACTTCAGCAGCACTTCGGCTTGGAAGACGTTGCCGGGGGCCACCACCAATTGGCGGGGCACCAGACGGATCTTCTTGCCGTTGTTGTCCACAGCCTGACGGATCTGGATCAACATCTGCTCAAGGGAGGTCTGAGACAGGTTGGCGGCAGTGGTCAGCAAGTTGCTGGCGGTGCCGTTGACGATGGGGTGCGA